ATGATAGCCGCAGGTATGGTCAAAGAGATTGGTGAGATCGAGCAGATTTCTGAAGCAGTAGATAAGACACTCAACTACTACATTGGAGAGGTTCGTAGACATAGACGAAACAATAGCGAAGAAGATGGTAAGAACGCACAGAATCGATATGCTCACTATCAGAAACAGAATCCACATACGCCTCGTGTAATGAAGTCACTTGGACTGAATGAAGACGATGTTGATGTATTTGTTCAAAAATGTTTATTTCCAGAGATTATATGAACGACATAAATTTTTCAGATGAAGTTTTAGGTTACAGATTACCACCACAAGCCACACTCTACGGTAAGGTAAACTGTAAAGAGACAGCAAGATTATGGCATTGGGCAAACTTTTCTGGACTTGATGTAGAATACTTGAATCTTGACGAAGACTATGATATAATAGAAGTTGCAATGCTTAATGTAAGAAGGTTGCCAGCGATAGTTGTAGATGGAGAACTCATTGGAGACTGCGAAGAGTTTATGACATGGTTATATTTTATGGGAAGTGATAGAGATGACAAAAGGTAAAGTAGGATTCACTTGTTCAGCATTTGATCTGCTCCACGCAGGTCATGTATCAATGCTGAGAGATGCGAAAGACCAATGCGATTACTTGATATGTGGGCTACAAGTAGATCCTGGTGCTGTTCGTGAGGGTAAAAATTCACCAGTTCAAACAGTTGTTGAACGATACACACAACTCAAAGCAGTCGGTTATGTTGATGAGATTATACCATACAACACCGAGCAAGATTTAGAAGATATTCTGAATATGTACCACATTGATGTTCGTATTTTGGGTCAAGAATATCGTGATAAAGATTTTACTGGTCGTGATATCTGTCGTAGAAGAGATATCAAATTATACTTCAACAAAAGAGATCATAGATTTAGTAGTAGCGGACTGAGGAAAAGAGTATGCGAAATTTCTTAAAAACCAAAAAGTCGATAGGTATTGCCGCATTTATTTTCTTTTTGGTTAAAGGACTTATTTGGTTGGGATTAGTCTATTTCGGATTTAGTTTGATGGAACTTGCACCTTTAGCTTGACAATGTAGTTTAGCTATGTTATAATTGTTGTATAATTAAATGAGACTGTATCATGAGTTTACGATCTGATTATGAGACACACTTAAAGCAACACGGTGTAAAGTTTAACTTTAAAGAAGGCAGTAATAAGTACAAGACATTAATTGCATTGTACGAGAATATCGGCAACTGGATGAGTAAAGCGGAGATTGTCGAAAGAATTGAATACACTGGCTCTGATTTACAAGATGCCAGACATTTAGGCAAACAATCTGGGTGGTATGTCGATCAAGACGGTAAGGGTAACTATAAACTTGTTACAACGAAAGAGCCACATCCATCATTTGCCGCAAAGAAAAGATTGAATGAACTGAATACATCTGACTTTAGAGTCATGAAAGAAGCATATGATAATAAGTGTGCTACTTGTGGTGAGAAAGAGGGTACTCGCCATAGATTCGAACACGGTAAGGTTGTTCTAGAAAAGGGACACATGGACCCACGAAAAGATATGAGTCCTGAGAACATCGTACCACAGTGTAATTTCTGTAATAAGTTTTATGGAGATAAGTTTGTATTTGATAGACAAGGTAGAATTGTAGAAAGTTTATAAGTGAGGGTAATATTATGAAGTTGATGTTCTTGAAGTTTTATGATTGGTATAACTGGATATTTGATCACAGTCGAAACCCACTGAGGCACATACCCGATCCACTATCAAGAATGTGGATAATGACAGTACTAGCGTGGATGTGGTCAGTTGCATTTGGTATCTATATCGGTAGTGTGATCTACATGGGTGTAAGTCTAGCAGTACACTTTATATTGTTGTTTATGGTTACATTTACTGCCGCAGTATTCTATGAAGCAGAACGCAATCAATCGACATGGTTGCTAAAACTAAGAAAAGAGCAACAGTATAAATAATACATTCAGTGAAGCGTAAAGTAAGTTTGTTTGGACAGGGGTTCGACTCCCCTCGTCTCCACCATAATTACATTGTTGATCTAGAAGTGATAAAGGTTACGAAGAGACTAAGATCCCTCCTTGCTGAGGGTACGCAGAGGCAGATACTGCACAGTGTAATTATGATGGGGACGCTCTGGATTCGACAGGCGAATTGAGGTTATGTGGAGAATCAGTCAATGCTAAAGACTGTAAGGGCTGAGAGTTCTCGGCTAAAGAAGCATTAAAATAATCGCAAACGATAATAATTTTGCACATGGTGATTTTGCCCTAGCGGCATAATCTACCGGGGTGAGGCTCGCCTAGCAACAGAACGAGCCACTGCACTTCTGTTCTCAGAAGTATGAGGTAGACATACCCGAAGAGGAATTCAAAAATGTCAAACTTAACCAAAGAGGAGAAGTGTGGCGTGGTTCACCACTAGCATGGATTGCTGAGTAACAAACGCAGTTGGAATGCCAACGAAAAGCGTAGTTATAACGAACCACTTATATTATTAACTTGATTGAAGGATTTATTATGACAACACCAACAAACTCGATTATCATTCCAACAGCAGATTCTGATAAACAACGCATGAAAGGTGCGATGGATGAAATCAGCAACGCCTATACTCGTATTGAAGCAGAAAAAGACTTTATCAAAGAGGCGATTATCGCTCTTGAAGACGATGTAGGTATTCCAAAGAAATATCTTTCCAAAATGGCTCGCATCTATCACAAAAACAATGTGAGTGAAGTTGTCGCTGAAATCGAAGATATCGAAGCATTACTCGAAACCATAGGGTAAAGTCATGACTATTGTTCAAACATTCTTTAAAGAAGAAGAAACTGGTCGAGCGCAAGCAGAAATTCACGACACGCCTCAAGGGTTCATGGTTAAATACTATGACACTCGTGGTAGCCTAATCAGAGAAGAACTACACGCAGGTAAAAGTCTTCAATGGGCTGAAGATGCCGCAGAGAACTGGGCATTAGGGATTAAGGTGCTAAATGGGTGAGAAGAAAGAGTTAAAGGCACTTCAAAAACTGAACTCTGAGCGCATCATGAATGAGATAGCGGGCTATATCTCTGATGGTGTTCCGTACATTGATGCTGTAGTTGAGTATGCTGAAAAGAATGGCCTTGAAATAGAAGTCTTAGGAGAGATAATTCGTAAGTCGCCTCTATTGAAAGCAAACATTTATAAAGAAGCCGAAGAGTTAAACATGGTCGAGAAACTTGTGAGATTGCCTGTATGAGTTCTATGTATTCTACTAGAGATGCGTTTGAACTCTATAGTTACTACATGGCAATCAAGAAGCACTTCACATCAACTTATGACTTTGTGAAGTATGGCGGTAAGATGAGACTTACTGTCGATGGATTTGAAAATAGAAAAGACAAGTTCTTTTTCTATAAACTATCTAAGAGAAAAGATGCTAAAGATTTTATTCTAGCGAATATATTGAAGAAGCCTGATCTCTGGATTGGCAACTTGATAGACAGTCACGAAGCAGATGAAGTCTATACTGAGTGGTCAAAAAGGCAACAGTCATTATCTTACACATTTAAGAATGATCTAGATGAGTTAGACGATGACTTCAATGCCAACATTGTTGTCGAAGATGGAGAATATCCAAAACTCTTATCTCTGTTCAACAGAAGAAGAGTATGCATTGAGACATTGATTATCATTGATGAACTCACTGGATGCTTTAAGTATTGGGAGAAGACTATTCGTGATACCATAGTTTTCCCTGATATAAATAAGACTGTCAATAACTATAAACCTTTTTTAGATTATGATAAAGTGAAAATGAAGAAAATAGTACTTGACAAATACAGCAACACCTAGTATAATACAACGCATACGAGAAGTAATACATCGTAAATACAACGCAATATATGGAGAACATAATATGTCTTTTGCATCATTAAAGAAAAACCGTACGAACTCTTTTGATAAGTTGAACTCTCAACTACAATCAATGTCAAATCAAAAAATGTCCAAAGGTGACGACAACTACTGGAAACCAGAAGTCGATAAAGCTGGCAATGGCTACGCTGTACTTCGATTCCTACCTGCATCAGAGAACGAAGATATGCCTTTCGTTCGCTATTGGGATCATGGCTTTCAAGGACCAGGTGGTTGGTACATCGAGAAGTCTCTAACAACTCTAAGTCAAGACGATCCAGTATCTGAGTATAACTCTCAGTTGTGGAACTCTGGTCATGACGAAGACAAAGAGATTGCTCGTAAGCAGAAACGCCGTCTTAGCTATGTAGCTAATGTAATGGTCGTATCTGACCCATCAAATCCTTCTCGTGAAGGTCAAGTTTATTTGTATAAATTTGGTAAGAAAATCTTCGACAAACTGAACGATGCTATGAATCCTCAGTTCGCTGATGAAGACCCGATCAATCCATTCGACTTTTGGGAAGGCGCTGACTTCAAACTAAAGATTCGTCAAGTAGAAGGCTATCGCAACTACGACAAATCTGAGTTTGCCACTCCTGCTCCAATTTCTAACACTGATGGTGAAGCACTGTCTGATGAAGATATGGAAGCAGTATGGAACAAACAGCACTCCCTAGCCGAAATTGTTGATCCTAAAAACTTCAAGTCTTATGCTGAACTTAAAGCTAAACTGCACAAAGTT